ATGTTCAGATCCTGGAACGGGCCCTTGATGTTGGCGAACTCGCTGATGGTCCAAGCATCGTGCGCTGTGCGGCTGATTTGCCGCGGCGCGTAGCTCGGGTGACACACGTACAAGATGTCGGCCGACTGCGTAAAGTTGAGCAGTGGCAGATCGGACTCGCTCCAGGGCGTTGCAATGCTCACCGGCGAGCCGGCCGAGCCGCCCGAGCTGTAGACCACTTGGCCGCCGTCCTTGTACACACGCATGGTCTGGTGGCCAAACTCGAGCACGTAGGTTTGCGTCGTGGAAAACGCGAACGGGATCAACCGATGGCGCCGGCTGCTGCTGGCGACCTCGGCTAAGAACTTGGTGCCGGCACGATTCTTCACGCCACCGTAGGCCTGCACGATGAAATTGCGACAGGTTTTGAGACTCGTGCCGTAGCGTGCCAGGTCGACGCGACCGTACAGCGACGGCGAGAGCTCACCCCCCGTAAACGATGCTTGAATTAGGCTGCTGCCCATCGAGCACTCCCCGTATTGCGACAAACTCCGAATCCGGCGCTGGCTGCTCCGTACTTTCCGTCATGTTGCTAGCTGCTGCTGCCGAGGACACCAGCGCGTACGCATCGCGCGCCTGCTTGGCTACCGCCGGCTGCACAGACAGCGGCATGGCAATCTCGGATGCGATCAGGTATGACAGCGCCGAGGTGAACATCGGATCAAAGATGGTCGGGTCCTCAATGCGCGTGGTGTAAATGAGCTCTGCTTGCGCCTGGTTGCTGAAGATCACGCGCTGGCCGTCGTAGTAACCCGTCTCAAACGGGATGCGCTGGTCGCTGCGCGGTGCGCGCAGGCCTGGCGGCACAATCGCACGCGCCTTCAAGCAGTCGCTCGGGTACACGTACATGTATTCCCAGTTGGTGGGCGCGTCACCCGCCTCGGATAGCGCCATGCGCTTGTTCGCAAAATTCCAAGGGTAGTCGCGCAGCGCGTAATCACGCATCTGGTCGTAGAACAGCGCGCACACGCGTGCTTCGTTGCTCGCTTCAGACAGCGAAGAGATGAAGCTCGACACGCCAATGCGTGCCAAGGCCATGTTGCAGATCGAAATGACCGAGGCTGCCATGCGTTAGCCCTGCCCGTACATCACTTGCGCAGGGTCCTTGCGCTCGCCGGGTGCAACCTCGAGATCGGTGATCTGGATCTCGACGCTTTGCGACTTGCCATCGCCTTGGGTTTCGTAGGCGCTGGTGCTCTTGACGTAGCCCTTGGCCATGATTTCCATCTTGGCGCCGACATCGGGCAGCGCAGTGATGCCGAGCTTCTCGAGCTCGTCCTTGCCCAGGTGCAGGCACAGGCCATAGGGATAGCTAGGCTCATCGGCTTCAACCATGCCGGGCTGCTCTTCTACCTCTGGCTTTGACTTCATGTCGACCATGTCAGGCTCCGCAGTGAATTCGTGATGCGGGGCAAAAGCCCCGCGGTGTTTCAGATGACTTCGCGCTCGCTCACAGGCTGATCGGCCTGCAGCTGGCTCAAGGCGATAGGCTCTTGCTTCTTTGCCTTCTGCCTTGGACGTTCGACAGGCGTGTCGTCGGCGACCACTTCCAGCCAATGGCCGGTTGTACCGGCGGGCACCTCGAACACGGCGCCCGCACGACGACGCGCGCCGCCATAAAAGCCGTCAGTGATTGCTTTGACTTTCATGTCGGTGCGCTCCTATCAGATAGCGTCGTTGTATGCGCGCCAGTTGGCAGTGTCAGAAGTCAGGAAGGCGTTGATCTTGCCTGCCGTGAATGCTGCGGTGCCAGTGGTTTGCACGATGCCCAGATAGCGCTCGTAGGTGCCAGCTGGCACTTTGACGCGGAAGATCGTGGTGCCAGCGGTGAGGCTAGCCACAGCGATCGCCGGCGAGGTGACGACCTTGGTCGGCGAGGACAACGATGCGTTGTCGTCCGTTGCCAGCGAGATGGCCAAGGTAGCCGAGCCGCCCGAAGTGGCAGTGGTGTCAACCTGGACAACGAAGTCCAGATCGGCGCCGTTGCCGATGTCGCGTGCGACACCCAGGTCGATCACGTCGCCAATTACGTAGTCACCAGCTGCACCGGTGTTGAGTGCCGTGGCGTCGGCAAACTCATTGCGCTCGTCGAGAATCATGATGCGTTTCCTTTCAATTCAATGAGGCCGATTAAATGCCGGACTCGGTGTTGGTGATAGCGTCGCAGCGACGGACCGGGATGCCGTCAAACATGGTGACGTGCTTGCCTGCCACCTGCTCGATGGTCAGGGTGGAAGCGGCCACCTTGTTGGCGATCTGGCGACGCAGGAACGAACGCAGCGTGCGGTTCATGTAGAACGCAGGGCGGCCCATGCTCAAGCTAGGGATCAATTCCACAGCTTGGGTCATCAGGTCGACCAGGTCAGGGCCAGACGCGGCATTCTTGACCAGGTCTTCTTGGTCTAAGTTGATGCGCACGACATAGCGCCAGTCACGTACCGACAGACCGCAGTCCCAACGATAGTGCGTGCGGTAGGCTTCCATGCGGCCGCCGCTGCCGTCCACGTTCTCGATGGTGACTTGGCCTTTGTCGTTCATGTCCAAGCCAGCCTTCGAGCCTTTCGGATAGATGCCGTGGACCGTGTTCGGGCCCCAGACTACCAACCAGATCGACGTGTTGTCGGTGCTGTCAGGCGTTGCTGCGCTGGTGATGATGTTGTCGCCGTTGGCTGCCGACTGGTCATTGAAGCGTGCACCAAAACCGGTGAATGCTTCAGGCTCGGTGGCTTCGTTGCCGTAGAACAGGGTCGATGCGAACTCCTGGTTCATGCCCTCGATGTGCGCACGATCTTCCGACAAGCGGAACGATGCGGTGTTGCCATTGAGGTCAGCCAGTGCCTTGTCGACTTCGGCATACGCCTCGAGCATACCGGTCGCGTCAGTGACTTGAACGGTTGTGCTCTTGCCAGGCTGAACGCCGCCGTACAGTTTGCGCCACGTTGGAGTGGGCAAGCCGGTGCGGATCGTGGTGCGGTGGCCGGTAGGCAGGTTGCCCTCGAGCCAGACCATGTCGTCTAGGATTTCGTTGGTTTGATTGAGGATCTCAGCGATCGTGTCAATCTTGCCCTGTGGGTCCAGACGCTTGGTCACGTCCAGCAGGGTTGGGTGGGTGGAAGCAAGAAGTGCCATTTAAATTTCCTTTCATTTCATGTTGGGGAACAGACGCTTGCTCTGGTCGGATTCAGCGCCGCCGGCGTTACCGCCAACGTGCGTGTCCTCGGCCATCGCTTTGCCAATGCGCGCAAACACTCGCACAAGCTCCGGGTGGTTTCCCATGCCGTATGAGTCGAGCGCTGATTTGAGCTCCGGCGTGCCGAACTTGTTGATCGCGTTTTGAGCTTGCTTCACGCTGGGCGTGAAAGCGTCGCCACCGATCTCCTTGTCCGCTTTCATGTCGGATACCCACTTTTCAATCGTCTGGTTCCAGCTCTCCTGCTGCTGCTGCACGGTTTTCTGCATCCGGTTGGCATACAGGCTTGCCAGTTTCTGCGCCTGGTCGTTCGTCAGACTGAGCTCTCGCGCAATCGGATCAAACTCAGCCAGCGCTTCCTGATCAAGTGCCATGCCCTCGGGCAATTGAAACTCGTACTTTTCCGGTGGACCGTCGGGTTTGGCATCCTTGTTATCGGTCTGCTTATCACCCGTGTCACCGGTGCTTGCATCAGTGTTGTCACCAGACGCTTGATCTGGCTTTGCCTGTGCCGCGTCGCCCGTCGGCGGCGTGGTCAGTACAGAGCCAGCACCAGCTGCGTCGCCACCTTGTGCCGTGTTTGCGGTGTTGTCCTGCACGGCGTTGGTATCTGCGTCAGCCATTGGTTCTTTCATCCTCTTTGGATTCGTTCATCATCACGACGTACTGGTCAGCAGAAGCTGCCATCACGTCACCTATGACCATGAGGCCCATGTTGCGCATGCCCTCATTGAAAAACGTGGTGCTGTTTCCGGTAAACGATGTGCGAAACACACCAGCCCGGTCGAGCAAACGCCACACAAACCGGCGTCCTTCACGGCTCGACATGATCTTCTTGATGTCGGCCAGTTCAATGTCGCGCAGGCGCTCATCCTTGCGCTTGCGGTCTTTAACCTGCGACTCTTCAGCCGCGTTGAAGGACTTGTCTTTGTCGCTCATTTCTTCGGCGGCTTTTTGCCGTAACCTTTTTTCATGTCAGTCTCCTGGGTTATGCGGGTGCACCGCGAAGATTGTTGATCATGTTGGTCAGCGCGTTCTCATCGGTGACCTGCGTCTCAGACAAGGTCTTCGCGCTCTGCGCGCCTTGCTGCGCCATCTGCATGGCCATCGCAGCGTTCTGCTGCTGCGCACGCTGTGCACGCACTTGCGCCACTTCAGCGTCGTCTTTGATGATCGAAGGCGGTGCGCCCAGCATCGCGCTGTACTCATCGAGTGCCTGGTCAAAGTCGAGCTTGTCGAGCACCTGCGGATTGGCCTGCGCCATCTGGCCGGCAAACTGCATGGTGCGCTCGATCGATGAGATGCCCACCATCTTCATGGCCTGCGCCATCACGCTGATGTACTCAACCGAGAGATCCATGCCCTGCAGCTCTTGCGGTGGCGGCGGCACCATGCCGACCTTCATCATGATGTTGAAGGTGCGATCGATCAGCGGATCGAGCAGCTCGTCGTTTAAGCGCTCAAGCACGGGGCCCAGCATCAAGAGCTTTTCTTCGTGACGCTCCTGGATTTCGCGAGCGGTAATGTTGCTGCGCGAATCGTTGGCGATCATCAGGAACAGATCCTCAAAGAACGCACGCCGGATGCGGCCCTGGTTCTCTTGAATGTCCATCATGAGTTCATTGATGCGCGGGTTGATCTGGTAAGCCGGCGCAAATCCTTGGCCACCTTGCGACACGTCGACGTACGTCACGTCACCTGGCAGCAGGCTTGCGCGCTGGTTGCGCAGCGAGCTCGGCGCCGTCATCGGTGGGTTGACCAGCTTGTCGATTGCCTGGGCCTTGCGTCGCTGCTCGAGCTGCAGCGCCTTGATGTCGCCCAGGGCGTCCATCGCAGGCGAGTGCCCGTAGATGTCTTCACCAGTTAGCGCCCAGCGTGGCGCCATCAACGGGAAATCATCAAAGCCAGACTCGCGAAGCAGCCGGTCACGGTTGTCGCCGAGCTCGTAATACACCGAGCGGAAGCGCTTGTACTTTGATGCCGGCCGGCGCTCATCGAACTCATCATTGGGCTCGACCACATGCACTACATCAATCCAGGCGTCCTTGTTGCCACGCTCGTAGAGGTTCTTGACCGACTCGGACACCTGCTCGATGCCAAACTGGCCGACCACCTGGTTGACTGTCATCTGGAATTCGCGGTAGCAGGTATCGACGTTGCCGCGGTAGGACGTGCCGATCATGTAGCTGCCGATCGGGTACGGGTAGCAGCGGATCACGTCCTCGCTATCCTCGAGCACAGCGAAGGCGTTGGTGCCGAACACGCCCAGGTCGCCGTAGGTGATAGGCAGCGTGGTGTAGAGGTTGCTGCGCAAAAAGACTTCGGTCATGCGCGTGCGCACCAGGTCGAGCCACAGCTTGACCGGCTTGTATTCGTTTAAGCCAGGATCAGGCGTGCGCAGCTGGAACCAGGGACGCGCAGGTGACGTGATGCCTGACATCATGCCGGAAGCGAGTGTGCGCACCGCGAGTGTCGCGGTGTTGTCGACGATCTTGGAATTCTTGCGGTCGCCCCGGTTGCGATCGGTGACGACAAAGCGCGACTGGCGCGGCAAGATGTAATCGGACAGCTCGCGCCAATGCTCGATGAACGATGCCCGCTCGGTCTTTAACGACGCGAGACGCCGGTTGAACTGTTCGCGCTTGCTTTCCATCACTTCGTTCCTTTTGGCACGGAGTAGTAGCGGTTGCCGTACTTCTTGATCTCGAATCCGCGCTCGGCCTCACCTTGCACTGCTAGATCCCACGTTTCATGCGCCTTGCCCTTCAGCACTACATACGTTTCATCAGGCAAGTTGTACTTCTTCTTTACTTCCTCACTGGCCATCGTCACCGATCCCCAGTGCCCTTCGTTCTCTTCGCTAGCTGCTGGCCCCATGCCTGCAGCCACTGCGGTCTTGTAGTCATACCCAGCGCTTTCCGAGTCGAATGCCGGCTGCGCTGGCGCTGGCGGCATTGCTTGGCGCTGCGCGCCTGGAAAGCACACGATTACCCACCCAGCACGGTTTTCTGATCAGCCATGCCCATGGTGTCAGCGGGCTGCGCGCTGGCAGCCATGCGACGGCGCTGCTCATCCTGCTGCGCGTTCATGTCCATGCCCGGCGCAGCTGTAGCCTGCTGGACCGCGGCCGCCACAGGCGGCGGTGAAGATCTGCTACGTCCGAAGAAACACATGTCAGGATCCCAGAAGTGTTTTCTGCGCGGTGGCAGCTGGCGCAGTTACGCCCATCGCGCTGGTCAAAATGGTTGATCGCTGGCCCAGCGCAGCTGCCTGGCGGCGGCGCTCACGGTCCATCGAATCTTGCACAGCCTGCTCTTGCTCGACCGGCGCGGCCGCTGGCGGCGGCGGAGGCGCGGGCGGGTCATTGCCACCAAAGAAGCACATAGGGTCACCTCATGTGATATTCACAACGTGCGCGGATTATCGCACCAATTTGCCCAGAAAAATCAGGCGGTTTCAAACGGATCGTATTCCATCTTCACGCCGCGCTGCTCCAAGCTCGGGTGAATGTGCGCTAGGCTTGGCGACACCGGGAAGGCAAAGGTCAACGCCAACGCGTCTGCCTTGTCCGGGCTGCGCCCGATCAGATCCTTGATGTCGTCCTTATCGCACAGGCGGAACTTGTCGCCCTGGAAGGTGTAGGTGGCTGCGATTAACTCCTCGGCCAACTCCCGGTCCCGCGGCAACGCGCCGCCGTCCTTCACCCACTTGGCCATCTCGAACCACATCTCGGACCGCTTGTTGAAGTAGCGCGCATCAAGCGGTTTGCCGCTGAAGTAGACCTCGATTGGCGTCTTGTTGATCTGCCGCAGGCCATCGACCACGCCCACGCCATAACCACCGGTCGCGTCCACAAACACGGCATCAGGCTTCCACTTGTCCATCGACAACGCCACCTGCTGGGCCACCAGCATGGTGTCGGGAATTCTCATCGTGCGCGCTTTAAAAGCGACGCGCCCTTGCCGCGGGTAGATCACGGTCGAGTCATCGCCCTGCCTGGCTACGTCCACGCCCAGGATCTTGGCGGCGAACTCGTACTGTGTCACCTCGTAATGGCGCGACATGGCGCGCTCGACATCCTCAGGCCCCAGCAGTGCATTCGCCGAGCTCGAGGGGAACACGCCACGCACACGCACGCGCACAAAGTCGGAGTCCTCGCCGTAATCGTCGACCCACTTCTGCAGCTGGGTCTTGTTCGTCATGGCCACGGTGCGGCTATCGATCTGCCGGGTGATCCACCGGTGGCGAAAGCGCCCAAAGCATTCGCGAAACCGCCCGGTGTTTAAGGTTGGGTTACCGAAGCAGCACCAGATGATCTCGGTGTTGCTATCGGTCAGCGCACCCTCGGAGACTTCCCAGATCAAATCGGGAATGGCCGAGGCCTCATCGAACACCAGCAAGATGCGCTTGCCCTTGTTGTGCAAGCCGGCAAATGCTTCGGTGTTGCGCTCAGACCAAGGCACCATGTCGATGCGCCAGGTCTTCTCGTGCGCCGGGTCCTTGGAAAACAGCGCGGTCGCCGTGAGCTCGAACCAGTGCCGCACCAGGCAGATGCGGTGCCACTTGGCAAGCTCCGCCCAGGTCTTGGTCTTGAGCTGGTTCTCTGTGTTGGCGGTGACCACGCCCTTGGTGTCTTCGTGGGTGGCGATCGCCCACAGGATTAGCCAAGACACCAGCGCTGACTTGCCGATGCCGTGGCCTGATGCGATGGCCAGCTGCACGGCCTCGCTGGCTGTCAATGTGCCGGCATTCAACCTGCGGCCGATCTCGATCAACGCATCGCGCTGCCACTCATCGGGCCCGTCAAAGCCTGCGAGCTCGCCCTGGCCCCACTCGAAAGCAGCCAGCACGAACCCCAGCGGGTCACGCGTGAACCCGGCGATGAAGTCGATCAGCTCGAGCTGAACGTCAGCCGACGCGCTCACGGGCCTGTTTGAGTTTTTCTGCCAGCACCAGCTCGATCGCGCCGGAGACTTCAGCCTTCATCTCCCGCGGCAGCACCTTGCCCACCAGGGACATGAACGCGGTCGGGTTCGCCTCGGCTTGGTCGGCCAGGTACTGCTGGCCACCCACCTGCTCGAGCGCACCCAGGACCATGGCCTTCACGTCCGCCTGCACCTTGTTGGCTGCGCCCTTGGGGCGCCCCATACCTGCGCGAGGCGGTTTCTTGACCGGCTTGTCAGAAGTTGCCATGTCACTAAATCCCACTAAAGAACTCCAGCTGTATCATCACGATGTGATTTTCTCACCATGCGGGGCAATTGTGATCTCGACCCGGCCGCCGGGCGCTGGCTCCTGCCAGATCAGGTGCAGCCTGCGCACCAGATGATCGTCCTGCCACACACGCGCTCGGGTCAGACTGTCGGCCAGCACCTTCCAGGCATTGTCCAGATCACGCCGGCGATTGTCTGGCGGGTAAAGCCGGCACTCGACTGTGACGGGCATGTCCAGGTTGATCATCTTGCCCTGCTGCATGACGGCGTACTGCACGTCGCGATAGAACCCCTTGGCCCTGTCGCCCAGGTAGGTCCTGCCCTGCCCTTTGCGCCACATGTGGTTGCCGCTTGGCGGATATGGCAATGTCAAACTGATCATACTTTCCCTTTCCTTTTTGGCCTTGCCCCAGGTCTGCCCCATCTTGCCCCACCTTATATAAGGTGGTGGGGCATGGGGCACTTGGCGCCCCAAACTGCCCCAGAAATTTTTGGGGCACTTTTACCGCACAGCTGCGACGTTTTACGGTAAGTGCCAACTCTTGCCCCAGAATTTTTGGGGCATCAAAAAGTGTTAGTGCCCCAGCAACATTTGGGGCACTTTTCTTACGCGAACCTTACAAACTGCACTCATGACTTACGCTTCCACACCGGCTTGCCGTGACCCAGGATCTGGTGGCCAGCACGCGAGAGCTCATCCAATCCAGCCTGCGTGATGCCTTGGTCATTGATAAATCCGAGCCGCTTTAATCCACCCACCACCCGCGACACCGTGCCCTTGGACGCCATCAGCGGATCCTCGAGTTGACGCGTGGTGTGCCACTTCTGGTCCAGGATCTTCAGCACCTCAATCGCCGTGATCTGGGTGCCGTCGGTGCGCTTGCCCAGCTGCGCGTGGATCATGTCGCCGGCCACGTCCAGCACCGCGGACGTCACCGGGTTGCCGTCCTCATCGAATACGCCTGGCAGCTCGACGCCGCGGATTTTCAGCATCATGTCGGCCGGGATCTCAGCGTCCTTCATCTTGGTAAACCGGATCTTGACCAGCCCGCTGTCGTCCTTGGATACCTCGCACTCAGCGTCGACCGCGGCCTTTAATGCCGAGGATCCGCGGGCCCGCTCCATGTTGTGACCGGCATGGTGGACGGTGGACACGCAGCAGCCAAACGGCCGGCGCAGCCACTTGTCCAGGTGGGAAATAAACACCGACATGTCTTCGGTGCTGTTCTCATCCCCCGCGCCGAAGTTACGCGCCAGGGTATCGATGCAAATGAATGCGGGCGCAGCGCCCGTGGCGTCACACGTCCTAGCAATCTGTTCATACACACTGCGAATGCTGTCTTCATCGAGCACCGCCATAGCGCCCCCCGACTTGAAGATCTGCCCTGGGGCAATCGGGGCACCGCGCGCCACTTCCCAGGCTTTGAACCGCCGGGCCAGGCCGTTGTGCCCTTCGCCTGCGATGTAGAACACCGGTCCCTGCTTGACCTGGCGCTCGAAGAACGCGTTGCCTGTTGCAATCGCGCAAGCAATGTCGACTGCAAAAAAAGATTTGCCGCCGCCTGGTTGCCCGTAGATCAGCGCCAATGAATCCGCCTCGAACACATCACGCACCAACCAGTCGATCGGCTTGATGTCAGCGATCAGATCTGACACATCAAAAAATTCAAACTTGCCGTGATTGTCGTTACTAGATTGATCTACATCAAACGCATCGACCGCGCCGTTGACGATGTCATCAACAGTTGCGCCCGCTTTGATCCAGTCAGCCAGGTCTTTACCTGACGCGGGATTGACGACTCTGACGCTTTGCGCCTTACCTTGCAGGGTGCTAATCACCCATTCGGCATGTCGAATGCCTGGGTCATCCTGGTCTGGCACGACCACGACATTTGCGCCCCGCAGGAGTTCCGCAAACTCTGGCAGCCACTTGTTGCCGGACCCGTTGTCTGCACCCATCGCATTGCAGGTCGCAACCAAACCCAAGGATCGGGCAGCTTCGACGTCCTTCTCGCCCTCGCAGATATAGACCGTGCGGCCCTCTGCGACTGCGGCAAGAACTTCGGGCAACCGGTACAGCACCCGGCGCACACCCTTGATCGACCAGGTCCACCCGCTGCCATTGATCGGTGCGCGCTGCCTGAAATCCTTCGGTTCATATCGCACTGCCTGGTAGAGCAGCTGGCCGTCTTCGTCGGTGTAGTTGTACTCAGCAACGACCTGGCCTTTTCCTTGCCCTAGATTGATCTGCACCGGTAGCGGATCCGGTGGTGTGACTGTCTTAGGTGTGTTCCAAAGACCGCGCGCCTTAAGCTCTGCCACCACGTCCGCCTGCGCGCAGCCTGCATGACAGTGGACTAGGAGCTTGCCGTTGGACTCTTCTTTGATAGATAGCGACGCGCGCTTGTCTTCGTGTGCCGGGCATCGGCACGACCAGTTGTCACCCGATTTTGATGCGCCGCCTAAATGGCGTGCTATAGATTCCGTAGTTAACTGCATCCCCGTCCCATTGTTGTTTTTTTACCCTGCCCATCAAGGTGCCAGCACCGATACTCGGGACAGGGAAGTCGATAGAAACCTCGTTAGCTAGACAAGGTCATCGGTGCTGGCATTCGGATTATCGCATCACGTTACACATCTCTCATCACCGCGGGCAAGCAAACCCTGACAACTCGTTGACCGTGATGTCGATACCGCGATCTTTGCCAGAGGCAATTAAATGTTGCCACCACTTCTGTGGAATGCGGCCACCCGTGCCACCCAACGACGCTGGGGTACACCAACGCGACACCGCGGACGGACTCACGCCCACTAATCGCGCCACCGTGCGGCAACCGCCCAGACGCGCCACCACCGTGGTTGCGGGATTCGCATCGTGTTTAGTCTTTCCCATCACCTTCCTCAAAAAAATATCTACAGGTGCAAATTCAATACAATTGTTATATCAATCAACAAGTTGTTGCCGACAATCATGATTATAACTGTGGTTGACTCGATGTTGCGTTTGCCTCAATATGAAGAGCCCTGTGTCGACATTTACTCAATGGGCAATCCATCCACCATT